CCAGTTGACCCGATAACATTTGAATCCAAGCCATTTAAATAACGCCTCACATAATCATTATTTCTTTCTAGCTCTCTACATCTGTTACGAAGTTTCTGTAAGTCTCTTCTTATTTCTTCGTCACCCGTAGTAGTTGGATTAAGCCAATCGCCAGTTAAACGACTAGAGACTGCTCCGGAATATCCTCTAGCTTTTTTTGCTTTGGTATAACCATACCTCTTTAGAACCTTTTGAATTAAATTCATCTTAATAAATGCTGTATTCAGAATTAGAAGTTACTCTTGTTGGATAACTAAACCGCGCTTTTATCAACCTTCCGGAACCGTGTTTATTAGCCAATCGGCGTTTGCGTTCTTCCTTGTCTAGCTTCTCTTCGTATGTGTGAAGAATGTTAACCAGTTCGCTAACTGGAATCTTATTAATACTTCTTCCACCAATAGAATAATTCTCTATGTCTGCATCCATTCGGCCTTCTAAAACCGATTGGATTTTTGAAATCATTAACTTTGCATGAGTTCTTAAATCAGTTGTCGCAGATGTGCCTAAAGCGTTTAGGTTTCTATTGATAATTGTAACTCCATTATCAACTACATAACGCTCACTTCCCTTAGTCACATAAGCTTGCCAATTGTATTCTCCAGTAGTGTATGAAGTAGTAGTTGAAGCCGCTACAGTTATTTCCCATCCACTATTCCCACTGTTAGCAGAAGCAGTAATATTAAAACCCGTTCCCGTGTTACTTCGAAAAGAATAAGTTAAAGCCCATCCATCAGCGGGAGTATAATCTTTTAAATCTTTGTCCCATCTAAATGTATCTCCAGCGTATACTTCATAGGGTTCTATTTCTGGTACAGTAGCGGCCATCGCTCTGAATTTATTTTAATTTCGGTCTGTTTCAACTCCTCCACCCTTTAACAAAGCTACCTCCACCCTTTAAACGTTTCGTATTCGCGCTAAATTCGCTCCCTGCTTGCTTTTCTTTTTCTGGCAATGTGGTTACGCCCTCCGCTTTTAATTCTTGCTTAGACGCAATTCTTTTGAAGTTAGGGTTTAAGATAATCATTGCAGCCATAGCGTAAATTCTTACGTCAAGTGCCTCGTTTCTTCTTCCGTCTTTTAAAACCCATTTACGTTCACGGTTTCCAGCTTTAGTTTTAATGACGCATTTTTCGGCTGTTAGTTGGTTAAAATAATCTTCGTGGTATCCTCCAGTAAATGGCCAGTGACAATAACCATAACCCTCTTCCTCAATTCTCAATCTGCCGTAAACAACATCCTTAGCCGTGTCTGTTCCAATACCAAATAACCTAACACCTCTGACGCTTGACTTACTTGGTCTGTTTACAATCGGTTTTCCGAAACCTCCAATACCCTTAATCGCATAAACGTTTCTCGGTTGCCGTGGCTTTACAAAATCATATACATCCTTTGTTAGATAACCCGAATCGATACATACAGACGCTACTGGCAGCTCCCTGTTATCTTCTGTTGTATATCGCTCTAGTAACCATTTATCTAACTGCTTCCATATTTCTGGTTGTGATGGGTCGCCGTAAATAATCTTGTATTCAATTCCCCAGCATTCTTCATCCATGCCCCACCCGACAAGCTCTGCTTCTATTCGGTCGGCTTGTACGTCAGCTCCGACACTTAACACTAAAACGCCTTTAGGAATATCACCTACATAAGATTCGCGTCTTGATTCTAAATAATGACCGTCAACCGTTGTTTCAAGTTCCTCCCATGTCTCAGCTAGGAATGTATTAATAAAAGTTTTTAAACCTTCTGGGCCTTTCTTTTTAGAATCCAAAAATCCCGCTGCCGCTTGGTGTAATCTATCATTAAAACCTTTCTTAGCAGGGAACAAACTATTTAAACCGTTAAGTCTGTAGCCGCGCTTTCCATTAAATTCTTCTGTAGCTCTCCACTCTCCTTCACTAACCATTTGCCTTCTGTCATCGTCGTTTAATTTTTCCTTACAATGTTCACAAACTATATGCGCTGTTTCTGGTTTGTCTTTATCCCAAATAACATTCTTCCAAGCTAACACTTGAAACTCATTGCACTTAGGGCATGGAACAAACCATTCACATTTATCAGTTAAGTTATATTCATTTTCTACTTTGCTAATATCTTTAATAGTTGGAGTTGAAGTTTTAATTATAACCGCATTAGGAAAAGTATCGGTACGTCTTTCCGCTAAACTTATCGGGTCGCCTTCTGAACCAGCACTTGCAGGATATCTATCTATTTCGTCACACAATAAAATTCTAATTGGACGAGCTGCTAAACTTGAAGGGCTATTAGCTCCAGCCATTGTAATGTGACCTCCTAAAAATCTTTTATGTAATAAGGTATTACCGCTGTCGCGCGATTTACCTGAACTGACTAACTCAGTTAATTGAGGGGTATCTCTTATCATTGGAGCAAGTCTGTCTTTACTCCATGTGTCTGCCATTTCTAAAGTAGGTTGAATGCAAAGAATAGGGGAGGGGTCTTGTGAAATAAAATAAGCTACTATGTTATTTATACATTCTGTTTTTCCAGTTTGCGAAGCCCACATCAAAGTCACACTTTGAACGCTTGGGTCTTTAACTGCATTCATCGGCTCGCGCTGATAAGGAGCCATGTCTAAACGAAACATTCCAGCTCTAGCACTTGATTCGCTAGAAAGAATTCTATAACGCTCTGACCATTCGCTAACGCTTAATCTTGGAGGCGGTTCCCATACTTTAAAATTCTTGTTCAGACTCATCAGAGTCGGAGCGAATTGTAAATTCAGTTTTCGATAATCTTGCAAGCTCATTTAATAGTTCGTCTGTCGCTTGTTCGTCTAAAGGTGATTGCATAATCTTTGCCCTGCATGCCGTGAAAACATCTTGCATGTATTTGTCGACTAAAACTTTCGGCAACCAGTTGCCTCGTACTATGTCTAGTTCTGCTTCTAGTTTTAAACACTGAGCTAATATTCGCCTCCTTTTTAAATCGCCCTCGTCTTCATATTCCGCGCCCTTTAATCCATGCGCTTGTATAAAGCCAAGCCACTCGCTTATATCATGTTGACCGTTGCTTTTAGCTTTAGGCGCGTCTTTATTTTTTGACCACTTAACAACGCTTGAACGGCTAACTCCTAAAATTTTTGCCAGCTCAACATAATTTTTAGCTAACCCGTTTTCACTAACAGCCGTCTTCCCTGCAACCGATAACAAGTAAGCACGTTGAGAACTTGTAATCCCTTTACCGTCTTGTAACTTTTTATAAGCTAAAGCGGCATCTGCTTCTAATAACTTATCTGCAAGCTCTGGAGTTATGTTGCTCACTTAACACTGTTTAAAAATTCTGCTCTTACTTCATGTTTATTGTACGCCCCTTTTAAAGCTGTCGTAATCATTTTGCTGTTTTGTTTTCTTGCCCCTCTACACAACATGCAAAAATGTTTTGCTTCCAACATAACCGCAACTCCTTTTGGATTTAATTTTTCAAATAGAATATCTGCTACCTGAGTTGTTAACCTTTCTTGAACTTGTAACCTCTTAGAATATATATCCAAAGTTCTAGCAAGTTTAGACAAGCCAACTATTTTTTCTCCCGGAATATAACTAATATGAGCAGTCCCCATAAATGGCAACATGTGATGTTCACAAGTAGAATAAAATTCTATATCTTTTAAAGTAACCATCTCGTCATATCCTTCATTCTCAAATGTAGTTAATACATCATCAATGCTTTGACGATAGCCGCCAAAAATTTCTTTATAACTTTTAGCAACTCTATTCGGTGTATCTAATAAACCTTCTCTGTCGGGGTCTTCGCCTATTGCTCTTAACAATTCGCGAACATGACCAACTACAGAAGGTTCAAAAGCTTGTGTGTTTGTAGGCTTAGATTCCATGATGGTTCCTCTAGACATAATTTTATACAGTGTTCAATATTTTCAAGGTCGGCTTTGTTGCCGTTAAAAACAGGGCTTACATATTTATTATTTATAATTGCTTTCTCTGGAGTTGATAAGGATGTGTGACCCTTGTGTCTTACTAATCTGTATTCATCGATAACAACTTCTTTAAAATTTTTATCAACAACATGATTCGCAACTTTTGGTGAAACAACTAACCAGTCAATATAATCTCCTAATTCTTTTGAACATTTATTGTTGCCATTTGTTTCAATGGCTATTTGATACCCCTCCTGTTTAAAGTATTTTAAATGTTCAGGCTTTAACTGAAGTAACGGTTCGCCTCCCGTAAATATTAACCATTTACAAATTCCAAAACCGTAGGCCTTGAATTTAATTTGGCTTAACGTCATTTCAATACCGCTTTCGAATTCGGTATCACAAAAGCCGCATTTCAAATCACAATCTGAAAGGCGAATAAAAAAACTAGGATGTCCAGCTCGATAGCCTTCGCCCTGCAATGAATAAAATGTTTCATTAACCTTTAATGTTAGTTCACTCATAAATCTATTTCGTATAGTGCTGAATTTTTATCGTCTTCAAATATTTCAACACTCTTAATTAAAACTCTACCATCAGTCTCATGTGTGATTGTTCTTTTAAATTTTTCATTAATATATTCACACAATCCCTCACAGCTTGCATCCGGAACAATTAACATTTTCCAAAGTATATTTTGATGCGCTCTAAAATAATCTAAGTATGTATCGTTCTCACAAATTAACAAAGCATGGTCTAAATTTTTATCAATCCACTCCTTAATGAATTTAAGTTTTCCAAAGTCTAACACAAAACCATTTTCATCCCTTTCATTAGCTACAAATGTAAATTTGATAGCCCAATTGTGACCGTGAACATATTGACAGTGGCCTTCATGCAATGGCTGTCGATGTGCGAAAGGAATATTATAATATGTCTTACTACACGTTATCATTTCTGTATTGTGTTGGGTCGTTAACTCCAGCAATTTTAAAAGCCTCTATTCGCTCTTGGCATGTGCCGCATTTTCCACAATGCAATTCATCGCCCTCGTAACATGACCAAGTTTTTTCCCAAGGAACATTTAGCCTATCACCTATTGAAGCTATGTCTTCTTTGCGCTTGTCCAAATAAGGAGCATGAATGCTGACCTCATTCCAATCGCACAAATCAATTGCACTTTGCAAAGCATCTACAAATTCTTTTCTACAATCTGGATAGACAGCATGGTCGCCATTATGAGCTGCATAACTAACTGAATCATAACCGGACGAAATTGCATAAGCTGCAGCCATACTTAACATA